CCGCTACATTGGCTTCCACACCTTTGCCAAATTCTCAAGTTCTTACTTTAAGTTCTAATGGAACTTTTAAAGCTGGAGATTTTATAGAGATTGGCGGATATGTTTATAAAGTAACCGCAGATTCTTCTGGTACAACAGTTTATATTAATAGACCTATTATTGGTTCTCCTTCTGCTGGTGCTACAGTTACTATGGGAAATGCAGTTTCATTTAATTTAATAGCAGAACAATGCCCAACATATACTTTAACACCAATGACGAATGGTGCATTTGTAGAATGGTCTGGTCCATTTGTATTTAGAGAAGATATAACAAACTAAGGAAATATTATGTCCACAACAATGGCGGCATTAAATTCCTCATCAATTCGATATGCGGAATTTGTGCAATTAGTAACACCTACATATACAGATAATTTAACTAATGCGGCATCTAATGTAACTGTTAATGGCATTACTTTTGATGGTATGGGTAGTTATTTAGGTGTTACCACCATTCAACAAGATATGAAAGCTACTAGCACAGATGTAAAACTTTCTATTTCTGGTCTTGTTCCGGAAAATATTAATATTGTTTTAGGCGCAAATATTAAAGGTAGCCCAATTAAAATTTGGAGAGGATTTTTAGATTCAGATAATCAAATTTTAACTATTGGTGGAGTTCAACAATTCTTTTTAAGATACCAAGGCATTGTCAATAATATTGCCATTAATGAAACTTTTGATAGCAACAAAAGAGAAAGAACAGCTACTTGTATTATTTCAAGCGCATCTATGCGGTTAGTATTAGATTCTAGAGTTGCTGGAATAAAAACCAATCCATCAAGCTGGAGAGCAGTTTATCCTACAGATACCAGTATGGATAGAGTTCCAATTATTGCTTCAACCTATTTTAGCTTTGGTCAAACTCCAACCAGCGGAAGCCAATCAAAAGTGATTGGATCAACACAACAAAATCCTGCACCTATCGTGCATTTTGTTTCATAAGGAAAAGATATGGGTTTTTTAGGAATTGACTTTAGCGGATTTAAAAGTTTACTGCCAGCAGTTTTAACTATTGCTACTGCCATATTAACTGATGGATTAAGTATTGGCTATCAAATGGCGGCAACTTTTGCTGTATCTATTGTGGCATCTAGGATTTTTTCTCCCAATGCAAACAATACTTCTCAATCACTTCAAGAAACTAATGTAAGACAACAAGTTCCCCCTGATCCTACAGCTTCTATTCCTATAATTTATGGAAATGTTTATACAGGCGGAAGATTTGTAGATGCGGCATTAAGAACAGATCAAAGGGTTATGTATTATGTAATGGCTATTTCTTGTATTAGTTCTAATGGTCAATTTAGTTTTGATACAACTAAATTTTATTACCAAGATCAATTGATTACTTTTGATACTAATCCACTTTACCCAAATCGTGTATCAAGTTTGACAGATGGTGCTGGAAATATTGATACATCAATATCAAATAAATTATTTATATCTTTATACACATCAGATCAATCTGGAAATATTACAGCCATAAATACTAATGGTTTAATGCCTTGGGAATATATGGCAGGAGATGATGGCACATCTTTATTAATGGGTGATAGATCAGGTTTACCAACAGATCAACAATGGGCATCCACAGGAAGAAGAATGAATGGCACAGCATTTGCCATTGTTCGTTTAACTTACAATACTGGAGCAATAGGTACAGAAACTTTACAACCAATTACTTTTCATTGTAGCCAAACTTTAAATGGAACTGGTGTAGCAAAGCCCGGCGATGTTTGGTACGACTATATGACTAATTCTATTTATGGTGGAGCAGTTGATTCATCATTTGTAGATTCTTCATCAGCTACAGCATTAAATTCATATTCAGATCAATTAATAAATTATTTTGATCCTGATGGAAACCCACAAACTCAACCAAGATACAGATTTAATGGAATTTTAGATACTGGGCAAACTATATTATCTAATATAGATTTAATGCTAATGTGTTGTGATTCTTGGATGAAATATAACACTAGCAATGGAAAATGGTCTATTGTTATTAATCAAGCAATATCCCCATCATATAGTTTTAATGATTCCAATATTATGGGAGCAATTACTGTTGGTGCTTTAGACATTACACAAGCAATCAATCAAATTGAATCTCAATATAATGATAAAACTAATAGAGATCAAGCTGGATATGTTTTATTAAAAACTCCAAGTGGTTTGCTTTATCCAAATGAACCAGTTAATAAATCATCTATTAAATATGATTTAGTTAATGATAATGTTCAAGCACAATATTTGGCAAATCGCATTTTAGAACAAGCTAGATTAGATTTAGTTGTTGGTATTACTACTACTTATGATGGTATTCAAGTAGATGCTGGTGATGTAGTAACAATTACTAATGCTGATTATGGTTGGTCAAACAAGCAATTTAGAGTAATGCAAACTAAAGAAACTGCATTGCCAGATGGTAATTTAGGAGCAGAACTTCAGTTGTTGGATTATGATCCCAATGTTTATGCTACTGCTGATATTAATCAATATAGCCCAACACCAAATACTAATGGCATTGCAAATCCTAATTTTTATAGCGCATTAAGCGCACCAAATGTAGTAGATTCATATCCCTATATTTCTGTTCCTTATTTTGATATTAATTGTGCAATTCCAACATCAGGAACTACAACTTCAATTACTTTATTTTATACAACAGTTGCATCACCAACTACAGCCGATTGGCTTACTTGGAATATTGCCACAGCTTCTAATTCAAATCCATTTGTTGCAGGAAGTGTATATACATTTGCTCATATAACATTACCAGCAAATACTTATTATTTTTCATATATTTGTAATAGCTCTGTTGGAAAATCAACACAATCTCCCACTTCTACATCATTTGTATGGGCTCCAGACCCAGCTAATGCCGCTTCTTTTGTATCGACATTAAGCCCAACCACTTTGTCAGTTCCGTATAACGGAACACCAGTATTTACAGGAATTAGTTTTAAGTTATATGGATCGAATGGTCTTGGTCCTGTAGATTATGTCCCAGCTACTAGCGATTCAGACTCATCTTTTGTTCCCGGTACATGGCGCATTGGATACAATGCTACTACTGGTTATGCAACCGACATTGTTCAAACTGGTGTAACTTTCCCATTGCCGCCTACAGATGGCGGTAGTTATGCTTTGTTTGGTGCGCCAACATCAATGACAGCAAACCCAGCGACAGTTCAGATTCCTGTTCGCTATAAAGATTTAGCTGGTGTAGTCCATTTAATTCCTACATCCACTATGCAAGTGGTTTATGCAATCCAAGGCAATACTGGAACTAAAAGCGCATATCCAGCACTATATCAATGGAATATTTCTACCCCATCTAATCCTAGTGGCACAACTATTTATGATTGGGCTACAGGCACTCAAAGCGGATATACAGGCGGTGGCGGCTGGGATACAACTATTCCATCAAATCCGGGTACACCGGGATTAAGGCTATATCAAGCGCTTAATTTTATTTTTGCGGCTAATAGCATTACCACTTCCACAGTAGATTGGAGTACCGGATATACCATTTCTGATATTACTCAGAATGGTGCGGCTGGTGTTCAATCGGCTCAACCAACAGTATTCCAATGGGCAATTACTATCCCTAGTGGTCCTACAGGATCATCAACTTATACATGGGCAACAAGTTCATTTACTCCTACACCTAGTGGCTGGAGTTTAACTCCCGGCACTTCACCAAGTCCCGGCTATACACTTTGGGGCGCAACTGTTCAAATTACAGATAGCGCAACAGTAACTACAACCAATATTAATTGGACATTAGCTTCTATTACTGCAAGGGGTTATGCTGGAACTACTGGTGCGGCTGGTACTGCTGGGGCATCTTCTAGGATTTGTTACTCAGCGACTTCTTTAAGTTCATTGGCTAATACACCAACAACTTATACAACTTCTGGTAGTTCATCATTCCCACCTAACGGAGAATGGGGTTCAGATACAGTATGGCAAGCAACACCGCCAACTATTACTGCCGGGCAATCTGTCTATCAATCAGATGGTATCTATAGCCCAACTACAGGCAATACAGTATGGAATGTGCCTTATCTTTCCAATCTAAAGGTTGGTTCTTTATCGGCTATTACAGCCAATATGGGAAGCCTTACATCTGGAACTATTACTGGCGCAGTTATTCAAACTGCCACTTCTGGTGCAAGAGTAGTGATGGATTACACTACTAATAATATTAGCACCTACAATTCATCAGGCACTTTAACTGCTCAAATTGGTGGTAATTCTGGCTGTATTTATGTGCAGTCTTATACAGCGGTAACTCCTGCTGGTGCATTTATAACAACATCAAGTTCTACCCCAGCCGCTTATGCCACTAATAACACAGGCAATGGTTTTGAAGGGTATAGTTATTCTTCAGGAGTTGGAGTATTAGGTCTTGCTATTAATACTGGCGGCACAAATCATGGTTTAAGAGGTACAAATACAGCATCTAATGGTGGCACATCTACTGATGGCTTAGTAGGTGTATCAAATGGATATGACTTTTATGCAGATGGGGCTGGGGTAAACTATGGTCCATTTACAGGGGCGCATGATGTATTAGTGCCTATTGGAACAACAATTCCTGTTGGTCATATTATTTGTGATGTCAAACTAATTATGGCTAAAAATATTTCTAATACTGTATTTGAGGTTGCAGAATCTTCTACAGCAAATCAAGTGCCTATTGGTGTAATGGTAGTTAATAATGGTCTTTTGGCTAATTCAAAACCAGCTTCTTTTATTGAATCTATCAATTTAGTAGATGGTCAGATAGTAGAAACTATGTACCCTGAATATGATGCTAACAAAAATCTATATGATTATTGCGGCGCAAATGCAGTAGGAGAAGGTCAAGTTTATGTCTGTGGCGAAAGTGGCGATATTGCGGCTGGTGATTTGATTGTTACTAGTTCTACTCCGGGATTAGGAATGAAGCAATCTGATAATATTGTAAAAAATATTACAGTAGCCAAAGCTAGACAAGCCATTACATTTACAGATACAACCACACCAGTTTTAGTTGCTTGTATCTATTTATGTGGTTAAAATAGCCTAATAATATAAAACATGATTCGTGGGTGAGTGGAGTTCCATTCCCCATTAACCGAGAATTGGAGAAATCATGGCTGTGTTTAATAAAAACACACTTACACAAGTAAGTGGGTTTGATAATCAAATTATTGCTGGAGAATTAGTCTATCAGCAAAAAACCTTTTGGAATCTAGCACTTACAAATAGTGATGGCACTCCAATGGATTTATCTACAGCCACGATTGATGCCCAAATCATTCGTAGAGAACTTACAAATGTCAGAGATAGTCGCTATGGTCTAGCCTTTGATATTAATGATTACACACCAACTCCAGACCCTATTTCATTGACCATTACTAATGTGGATGGTACACATGGATCTTTTACACTTGTAATTGATGATTCTTCATGGGATTTGGTGGCTGGTCAAATTGGATTAGATATTGCCAATATAAATGGCACAGGCTTTTCTGGGCGCATTAAAATTAGCTTTCCAGAAGAAGGATCTACCCCAGCAAATGACTTAATCATCTTTTTGCTATTCCTAGTTCGTTCTGATGCAATCGTAAACAATTAAGGATCGTCATGGCTGAATTAAAAGTTACAAGCGCTAGTGGCGATTCAGTTAATGTCGATGTCGGCATTGGCAATCAAATTGCTTTAGTTATAGACAAAGGCTACTATGGTCCATCTGGCTATAGCGGTCAATCAGGCTATAGTGGATATAGCGGATTTAGCGGTGCAAATGGAACTTCAGGAATTTCTGGTAAATCTGGTTATTCTGGCTACAGCGGTTTTAGCGGTTATAGTGGATCAGGTATTTCTGGTTATTCAGGTTCAGGAGTTTCTGGGTATAGCGGTTTTAGCGGAATATCTGGATATTCTGGCGCAGTCGGACAATCTGGTATTTCTGGATATAGTGGCTTTTCAGGTCAATCAGGTTTTAGCGGTTCTGGTGTAAGTGGTTGGTCTGGCTTTAGTGGAACTTCAGGTTTCAGCGGATTTTCTGGATCAGGTGTATCTGGTTATTCTGGATTTAGCGGTATTAGTGGATATAGCGGCATTAACGGCTTTTCTGGCATTTCTGGTTTTTCTGGAATTAGCGGATATAGTGGTTCTGGTATTTCTGGTTACTCTGGGTTTTCTGGTTATAGCGGTCAGCAAGGCGCTGGAATTACTATTAAAGGCACAGTAGCTATTCCAGCAGATTTGCCGCCAACAGGCAATCAACCTAATGATGCTTATATTGTTCAATCCAATGGCGATTTATATATATGGGATGGTTCAGCTTGGTTTAATGCTGGTCAAATTGTAGGACCAGCAGGACAAAGTGGAACATCCGGATTTAGCGGTTATTCAGGCATTTCTGGTTACTCTGGCTTTAGCGGCATTAGCGGTTACAGCGGAGCAGTAGGTCAATCAGGTTTAAGCGGCTATAGCGGCTTTTCTGGTATGTCTGGCTCTGGTATATCTGGTTGGTCAGGATTTAGCGGTATAAGCGGTTTTAGTGGATTCTCAGGCTATTCTGGAAGCGGTGTTTCTGGTTACTCAGGATTTAGCGGCATTTCAGGATATAGTGGCGCAATAGGTCAATCTGGTATTAGCGGCTATAGCGGCTTTTCTGGAATTAGCGGTTATTCTGGAAGCGGTGTATCCGGGTATTCTGGTTATTCTGGACAAATTGGTGCAAGTGGTTATAGCGGTATTTCTGGCTTTAGCGGATATTCTGGTCAAGATGGCGCATCAGGTTTTTCAGGATATAGCGGATCTGGCATTTCTGGATATTCAGGCTTTAGTGGAATTTCAGGTTATAGCGGTCAAGATGGCGCAAGTGGCATTAGCGGATACTCAGGACAAAATGGCGCATCTGGATATTCAGGAATTAGTGGCTTCTCAGGTTTTTCTGGCATTAGCGGTTACAGCGGATCTGGTGTAAGTGGTTATTCAGGATTTTCAGGCATCTCTGGCTATAGCGGTTATTCTGGTAGCGGTGTTAGTGGCTATTCTGGTTACAGCGGTGCAATAGGCGCATCTGGCACAAGTGGATATAGTGGTTTTAGCGGCATCTCAGGATATAGCGGAAGCGGTGTATCTGGCTATTCTGGATTTAGTGGTATCTCAGGCTACAGCGGAATTTCTGGTTACTCAGGAAGTGGTGTTAGCGGATACTCAGGCTACAGCGGCGCAGTAGGTCAAAGTGGATTTTCTGGCTATAGTGGTGCGGTGGGTCAATCAGGAATAAGTGGTTATTCAGGTTTTAGCGGAATTTCTGGTTACAGCGGAAGCGGTGTATCAGGTTACTCTGGTTACTCAGGTAGCGGCACAAGTGGCTACTCAGGCTTTTCAGGCATCAGCGGTTATAGCGGCTATTCTGGATATTCAGGTTCTGTTGGTGCTGGTGGTGTTCGTGGCTATTGGGGTTCATTTTGGGACACAACTAATCAAACTGCCGCAAGTACCACATCTGCATATATTTTTAATATTGGTCAAACTGATGCAAATAGCACAGGAATAAGTATTGTTTCTGGCAATAGAATTACTTTTGCTAATGCTGGTGTTTATACAGTTCAATATTCTGTTCAATTTCAAAATACTTCTACTGGTTCTGGCAATGATAATGCTGATATTTGGTTTAAATTAAATGGAGCAGATATTGCAGATAGCAATAGCATATTTAATATTCCTAGGGCGCAAGGCGGTACAAATGGATATTTAATTGCCGTTACACCTTATACATTAAAAGTAAATGCTGGAGATTATATTCAGCTTGCTTGGGCAGTAACTACAACTAACATTTCAGCGGTAACAACAGCGGCTCAAACAAGCCCAACTGTTCCAGAAACTCCTTCTGTAATTGTTTCTGCTACACAAGTTTTTTATACTCAATCTGGCTATAGCGGCACTAGCGGTTACTCAGGATTTAGTGGCATCTCAGGCTATTCTGGTATTTCTGGCTATTCAGGGAGCGGTATATCAGGCTATAGCGGATACTCAGGATCGGGTGTAAGTGGATATAGTGGTTGGTCTGGCATATCAGGTTACAGCGGTGCTATTGGAGCATCTGGAATTTCTGGATATTCTGGATTCTCAGGCATAAGCGGATATAGCGGTTCAGGAGTTAGCGGTTATTCTGGATACTCTGGATCAGGTGTTTCTGGTTATTCTGGCTATAGTGGTATTTCAGGCTATTCAGGCTCTAGTGATACTTGGCTAGGTGCTTGGTCAAGTTCAACAGCTTATGTAGTAAGAAATATTGTTTCTTACAATGGCTCTAGTTACTATTGTATTCTTGCCAATACTAATCAACTTCCAACCAATACAACTTATTGGAATTTATTAGCCCAATCTGGTTTTTCAGGATATTCTGGGTATAGTGGCATTTCTGGTTATAGCGGTAGCGGAATAAGCGGTTATTCAGGCTTTTCAGGTTATAGCGGAACAGCACCATCCACTATTTCTACTACAGGCACAACAACTTCTGGCACTTTATTTATTGTTGGTGTAAGTGGTACTGGATCACAAGCACCTTATATTTCTAATACTAATAGCATTGCATATAACCCTTCTACAGGAGTTATAACTGCGGCATTTAATGGCGCACACAATGGTACTGTAGGCGCAACAACTCCAGCGGCTGGTACATTTACTTTAGCAAAAGCAACAGAATATACAGAAACTCAAGTTGCTATATCTGCTTCAGCGATTGACCTTACACTTGGTAACTATTTTACCAAAACAATTAGCGGTGCAACTACATTTACTATTTCAAATACAGCTTCTAGTGGCACAGTAAACAGCTTTATTCTTGACCTTACTAATGGTGGCTCTGCTACTGTGAACTGGTGGTCAGGGGTTAAATGGGCTGGCGGTACTGCTCCTACACTAACTTCTTCAGGTCGTGATACACTAGGATTTTTCACCGAAGATGGTGGAACAACATGGAACGGATTTGTTCTTGGAAAGAATATGTCGTAATGCCAAAATCTATAGACATCACAGGGCAAAGATTTGGTAAGTTGGTAGCTATTAAGCCTACCGACAAACGGAATCGTGCTGGAAACATTATTTGGCAGTTTCAATGCGATTGCGGAAATTTGCATGAAACATTTACTTCCGCAGTAAAACAAAAGAAATCCACTAAATCATGCGGTTGCACAATGCTTGAATACTGTCAATCAGGAAAAATGCACTATAAGCATGGCATGGAAGGCACTACTGAATACAACATTTGGCTTGGCATTAAACAAAGATGTTTAAATGAAAATCACGCTAGATATAAATATTATGGTGGTCGTGGCATTACTGTATGTGCTGAATGGTTAGATTTTGAAAAGTTTTATTCCGATATGGGTAAAAGACCTGATGGATTAAGTATTGACCGCATAAATAACGATAAAGGTTATTTTTTAGAAAATTGTCGATGGGCTACTCCTAAAGAGCAAGCCAACAATCGAAGAAAGGCAATGGCCTAATGCCAGTTCGTGACCTATTGATGTCTGCTAGTGGTGCTTCTGCTCCTGCCGTATATGTAGATGATGTATTTTCTACTTATTTATATACAGGTACAGGAGCAACACAATCTATTAATAATGGAATAGACCTTACTAAAGGTGGAATGACTTGGATTAAATCTAGGTCAGCCGCAACAAACAATAACTTATTTGATACTGTTCAAGGTGTAACAAAGTTATTACATTCAAATACACAAGATACAATTATTACCGACACTAATTCTTTGACTGCTTTTAATTCTAATGGTTTTACATTAGGAAGTGGTAATACAACAGGTAATCAAGTAAATACTTCTGCTGCAACTTTCGCTTCTTGGACATTTCGTAAACAACCTAAGTTCTTTGATATTGTTCAATATACTGGTACAGGCTCAACTCAAGCAATTAATCATAGCTTAGGTTCTACACCTGGCTGTATTATTGTTAAATGTACCAATGCTTCTGGAATTAGTTGGGTTGTTTATCATAAAGGTTTAAATGGTGGCACAACTCCAGAGCAATATGCTATTATTTTAAATACTACAGCAGCTCAAAGCAGCAATTCAGTTTTTTGGAATAATACAGCTCCAACATCTACTCAATTTACTGTTGGCACTGCTGGCGGAACAAATACTAGTGGAAATACATACATAGCCTACATATTTGCTGACCAAGCTGGTGGATTTGGTGCAACAGGAACAGATAGTGCTATTGCTTGTGGAAGTTATACAGCAACAGGAAATGACTTTATAAATCTTGGATGGGAGCCACAATTTATATTAATAAAAAACACCACTTCAGTAAGTAATTGGACAACTGTAGATGTTATGAGAGGAGAGTCTCAAACAATTTTAAACTATTTACGCCCAAATACTACTGTATCAGAACTTACATATACTCCTGGGTATTACATACCTACAGCTACAGGGTTTTCTAATCCAGGAAGCCTTCCTTTTGATAATCCTGGTGATAATATTATTTACATAGCAATTCGCAGACCTAATAAACCACCTACTACTGGTACTAGTGTGTTTAGTCCTGTAACAAATACAGTATCAAGCAGTGCTGCTGTCACAACTACAACTGGATTCCCTGTAGATACTTTATTTTTTGAAGGGTATTTAAATGACGGAACTAATTTTGACATTGATAGATTAAGAGGAAGTTCCTCAACTTCTACAAACTGGCTTCAAACAAATTCAACAGCGGCAGAACAAGCCTCTAGTGGTTCTTATGGAATAGCATTAGATAGCAATACATCTATTACTGATAATCATTTTGCTTATAATGTAGCTGGTACAGATAGTTTTATTTATTGGGCTTTAAAAAGAGCACCTACATTCTTTGATGAAGTTTGTTATACAGGAACAGGCGCAAATCAAACAATTAAGCACAATTTAACAACTGTTCCGCAAATAATTATTTTAAAAGATAGGTCAAATGCTGGAAACAACTGGGTAGCTTATTGCCAACCTAATGGAACATCATACAATTCTGCAAATTCAAATGTTGGATATTTAAACTCTAATATTTCTTTCTTTTCTTATCCAACTGTTTTTAATAGCACTGCACCAACATCTACTCAAATTACATTAGGAAATACAACATTAGCTAATGTAAGCGCACATACTTATGTCGGATATTTGTTTGGAACTTGTGCTGGAATATCTTATGTTGGCACATACACAGGAAGCGGAACAGGTCAGTCAATAGCTTGTGGATTTGGTTCTGGTGGAGCTAGATTTATTTTGATTAAGCGCACAGATTCTACTGGTGATTGGTATTGTTTTGATTCTGCTAGAGGTCTTACAAGTTCATCTAGTCCTTATTTATTATGGAATTCATCAGGTGTTCAAGTATCAGGAAATAATGGTTGTTATGCTTCTTCTGGTGGATTTACTTTAACTTCTTCAGCTTCTGCTACAGTCAATGTAAATGGCGGAAGCTATATTTTCTTGGCTGTGGCTTAAAGGACAAATTATGGCAATTTTTATCAATACACAAACATTATCGTATCCAGTTACGCAAGAGCAAATACAATCTGAATATCCTAATACTAGCTTTCCTACGCCTTTTGTAGCTCCAGAGCCGTATGAAACTGTATTTGATAGTCCACAGCCATCCTATGACCCAATTACTCAAGCTGTTGTTCAAGGTGCGCCAGAGCAAACTAGCGGTCAATGGTATCAAGTATGGAATGTAGTTGATTTGACACCAGAGCAAATTGCTTACAACAAAGAGCAAAAAGCTAATCAAAACAAAACACAGGCTACTCAGATTCTTTCCAACACAGATTGGACTGCCATTCCTGATGTGGCTGACCCATTAAAGTCTAATCCTTACCTTACAAACCAAGCAGAATTTGTTGCCTATAGAAGTACAATTAGGAATATTGCTGTAAACCCTACATGGGATGCAGTATTTCCTACAGCGCCTACGGAAAAGTGGAGTAGCTAAAATAGAAAGATAAGATGACAACAATATACGGATTAGATGTAGCAACACAATGGGAACAAATACTAGAACTTCATGTCCTAGCATTAGCTAAAGAGCATCACCCTGATTGGTATCGTTGGCGATTGACCAATAACTATGAAAGGGCGGTGTTTCTTAAAGGCGATCCAGTATTTCCTAGAGAACATCAACGCTATCAATGGGCGGCAAAGAATTTATTAAATGGCTCAATCTTTGAATTAGGATGTACAACAGGCTATGGAGTCCAATATTTTCCAAATAATGTCGATTATCTTGGTCTTGACTATGATCCTATCATTATTAATGTCGCAAAAGAACAGCAATGGTCAGACACCGCAAGATTTGTTTCTGCCGATATTAATGTATATGACTTGGATTTTTATACTAATATTATTGCTTTTGAAGTCATTGAACACTTAGACAATGGGCTAGAAATAGCTCAGAAACTAAAGAAACATTGCAAACGATTATTACTTACAGTTCCTTGGAATGAACCTAAAGGTTTTTGGGGTGAGCATCATAAACTACATGGCTTAAATGAGTCCCATTTTGAGGGCTTTGAGTTTGAATATGTTAATGAACATGGACAGATTACAAACCAGCCAGAACCTATTACAGAACAAAACAGATGCAACCTAATGCTATGCAAATTCTCTGCTCCGTAGCCACTAGAGGGCGATATACCACGACTTTGCCAATGGTTTTGATGGCTATAGCCAATCAAACCAAAAGCCCTAATAAGCTGGTTATATTTGATGATAATGACAATTCCGAAGATATGCGGGAAAACCCTATATACCAACACATATTTCAAATATTAGATATTAAAAAAATTGCTTGGGAATGGGTTTATGCTGAAAAAAAAGGTCAGCACCATATCCATCAAAGAGCAAACACAATGGGGTTTGATTGGGTCTGGCGAGTAGATGACGATGCCATCCCAGAACCTAATGTCTTAGAACAACTTTGTAGTCACATTGATACCACAATAGGTGCTATTGGCGGCTCAATTCTTACTCCACCTTTGATTTTTGATTGCTCCCAATCAACTGGTAAGGTAAAAAATATAGATGCAGAAGCCAATATACAATGGAATCATATAGAACAAATAAAGGAAGTTGAGCATTTACATTGTTCATTTTTATACCGGGCTGGTATCCATGATTATAACTTGGGGCTGTCTAGAGTAGCTCATCGGGAAGAAACCCTATTTACTTATGGTATATACCAAAAGCGATACCAAATCTTAACTGTGCCTAATGCGGTTACTTGGCATTTAAAGGCGCAAGGGGGAATCCGAAGTGAAAATAAGCAAGAACTATATGCCCATGATGAAGCTATTTTTAGAAATATTGTTGGATTTTGTGATAGCACCATTGTTGTTCTTAACTGTGGCTTTGGTGACCATATTGTGTTCAGCCATATACTTCCTGAGATTTCTAATCCTATTGTGTTTACTTGTTATCCTGAGATTGTTCCCGGCAAGTCGATAGCTGAAGCTCAAGCATTATTTGGTGATATAGACCAATGGAATATTTATAAAAAAATGGCGCAATGGAATTGGAAAGGTAGTCTTGAAGATGCCTACAGAAAGCTATATTTATGATTCTTATTCATCCTTATGCCAAAAAATTAATGAATGGCAAAGAAAACCCTAAAAACTATCCATATTGGAAAGAATTGATTGCATTGATTGATGAGCCAATTATCCAAGTAGGCATAGAAGGCGAAGAACCATTAGTGCATGAATTTTTAAAAAATTTGCCTATTGCAAGGCTTAGAGAGCTAATAGCTGAATGTCGCATCTGGATTGGGGTTGATAGCTTTTTTCAGCATCTTGCATGGGATTGTAAAAAACAAGGGATTGTTCTTTGGTCTGTATCTGATCCATTGATATATGGGCATCCAGAAAATATTAACTTATTAAAAAGCAGGGATTATCTTGCTGATAATCAGTTTCTATGGTGGGATTTCACCAAATATAATCCTGATGCATTTGTAAAGCCAGAAGAAGTGTTAAAATATCTTTAAATTCCAGATAATATAAGATTTATTAATAATTTAACCTATTATCTGGGGTAGCTATGAGTTTAGATGCAATAACAAAAGATGATCTAGTTGTTTTGCTTAAAGAAGTTATTGCTGAAGCTGTCGAATCCCATCCTTTATCAGATGATGAAGTTAAATGGGTAAGATTGGCAATTCAAGCAGAAGCAAAAAAAGCGGCATTTAGACAAGCTGTTATTGATAAAACTTTTATTGGCTTGCTTAGTTCTGGTGCTATTGGTCTATGTTACTTTATTATAGATTCTGTTAAAACTCATTGGAAATGAAACCCAAACATAGATCAAAAACCCTTTGGTTTTCTTTTGCCCTAGTAGTATTTGGTGCATTAATGGATAACTTTTCATATATTCAAAACTTTATTGACCCTAAATATTATGGCTATGGCTATATCCTCATAGGGATTATTGTGGCAATATTGAGGTTCTTGACCAACAAACCCTTGGATAACCAATGATCGATTATGTCAAAATATCACTTCTTGGTGGTTTATGCTTTATCCTTTTTGGCTCTGGCTATTGGATGGGTTATTCACGATATATTGAATATAAAAAGTCAGTTGAAATTCAAGCCAAGACCCAAGAAGCAAAAGTAGAATCAATCCAAAAACAGCATGAATTAGTAAAAAAAGGAATACAAGATGAATATGATGCGAAACTTAGTTTATTGCGTACCTATTATTCTAATGGGGTGCGTCAGCCCAGTTCCAATACCATGCCCAACCTTTCCAACACCGCCAGCATCGCTAATGCAGTCTCCACCTACAATGTTCTTGCTGGACAATGCTCAGAAACAACTTTAATGCTAGTTGAATTACAGAAGTGGGTTAATGAAACTTATGCTATCAAATGACATCTGAGCAATTAGCAAAACTAGGTATAAACCCTGATTGGTTGCCTTGGCTTCAAAAGACTTGTGATAGATATTCCATTAACAATGTAAATCGGCAGTCTGCATTTCTTGGTCAATGTATGCATGAATCTAATTCATTCAAAGTGCTACAAGAGAATTTGCATTATTCATCAAATGGCTTAAAGTCAATCTGGGGATCAAGATTCCCTACAAATGAAATAGCTGATAAATATGCCAATCACCCAGATATGATTGCCAATAAGGTCTATGCCAATCGCATGGGTAATGGCGATGAAGAATCAGGTGATGGCTGGAAATACAGGGGCAGGGGGATCATTCAATGTACTGGCAAAGATTTGTATAAAACCCTATCTAATGCCCTTAATATCGATTTAATCAGCGATCCAGATATGCTATTGGAAATGCCTTATGCATCTATGTCTGCTGGTTGGTTTTGGAACAAAAAAGGTCTGAATGACCTAGCAGATCAAAACAATTATGAAGCTACCAAAGAAATGACAAAGCGAATCAATGGTGGATTCAATGGTTTAGATGATCGAATCCTAAAAATTGAACAAGCTAAAAAAGTATTGACAGCCTGATAGGTTTATTCTGGGCTGTCGCAGAATCGTGAAGTTTAGTCCTATCTACTAATAGACTTTAAAAAGGGACATCCGAATCCATATCAGCCAAACTGCTTGATGTGGCTGGGG